GGTTAGATGAGGGCGACTTCCGTAATAATGGTGGAGTTATGAATCACGAAACAGGTGAGACCATGACTAAGCGTAAGAAACCATTTACTGTCGATTACACTGGGTTTGGTTGGTGTCTGATTAAGAAGGGAGTATTTGAACATGAAGGTATGAAGTATCCTTGGTTTGCTCCTAAGATGCAGGTATTTGAATCGGGCGATGTTCAAGATATGTGTGGGGAAGATGTGAGTTTCTGTCTAGATGCAATAGAATCAGGATTTGAGATATGGTGTGATCCTCGTATAAGAGTGGGTCATGAGAAGATGAGAGTTATATAATGTCAAAGACAGTTTACACAATCTATATCGGTGGAGTTGAGAAGCACACCGATATAAGTGAAACTGAATTTCTGGATCTTTTAGAGGACTATGCTTATTCCTATTATACAAAGAACTATCCAGACCCATCAACAATATCACATACTATGAAAGAAATTAATGGCTAAAACATTTACAAACTTATCAGGTGGTCAGTGGATTGAAAGAATCCCTAAAAAGACTCGTCAAGGACAAGGAAAACACTCAAAATTTTCTAGCACCGCCCGAAACGCTGCTCGTAAACCATATAGAGGACAAGGTAAAAAATGAATTTCTGGGAATTTTTACAATGGGCATGGGAGACTCTAGGATGGGTTGAGGGTGCTTTATTTACTGTGTGGTTGTTTGGAATGTATTGGGGCAAGAAAAGAGTTGACGAACACTTCAGACGCAGAAGGAGCAAAGAATGACTGAAAAGAAAAAAAGGCATCTACATCTTGTGAGTGATGACACAGAATATAAGGACTATGCTTTGTCTGCATTAGATGAAGCAATCTATGATGCCATTACTTCAGAGGCAGATGAGTACGACATATACAATACTATAATGAATAGTATTAGAAATAGGGGCAATCATCATGAAATTGCAGCAGAGAGATGTAAGAAGTTATCAGATCTGTTAGATGGAGTAGATATAAAGAAGGAAAAGAAGACTAATTATGATGAACCAAGTCCACCATATAACCCTAAAGAATGGGACTAATCTAAAATCTCACGGAAACTGGTATAAATAATCGAGATACCTAGAGCCGCTGCATGGCATGGCAAATTCCAAGGCATTTAAAGACATAGATCTTTCTTTTATGCCACACCCTGTTTCTGGAGATATACGAGTCCTTAAGAATGAGGACGCGATTAAGAGAGCTGTAAGGAATTTAGTCCAAACTATAGATGGAGAAAGACCTTTTCAATCTAATCTTGGTACAGATGTGACTAGATCTCTATTCGATTTTGTTGATTATGGTACTGCAAGTGTCATAACTCAGCAAATTTTTGATGTTTTAAGAGGATTTGAGGATCGTATAGCAAATACTGTTGTAAGAGTAGATCCCAAACCAGACGAAAATACATTTGAAGTGTTTATTTCATACGATATTGTAGGTCAAAGCTTCCCAACTCAAGCATTTGACTTTATGTTGGAATCATCTAGGTAATAAAGAATGCCATTTACTAAATTTACTAACTTAAATTTCGATCAAATTAAGGAATCTGTCAAAGATTACCTAAGAGCTAACTCTGATTTTAAAGATTTTGACTTTGAAGGGTCAAATATGGCGATTATAATTGATATTTTAGCGTATAATTCATATATAACTGCATTTAATAGCAATATGGTTGCTAATGAATCCTTTTTGGACTCAGCAACACTAAGAGAAAATGTCGTTTCTTTAGCTAGAAACATAGGATATGTACCAAGATCACGAAAATCTGCTGAAGCAGTGGTTGATTTTGAGTATAAATTCAACGGAGACAGTAATACTATCACTTTAAAGAAAGGTTTAGCGTTAGTTGGTGCTGTAAATAACACAAGTTATACTTTTTCTATTCCAGAAGATGTCACAGTTAACAGTCCTTTGGATTCTGGAGGAGTAGGTGGTAATAATTCTCCTAGAACTGGAAAATTTTCTGGGTTAACAGTGTATCAAGGTACACTTTTAACTAAAAAATTCATTGTAAATGGTAGTTCTGACCAAAGATTCATTCTAGACAACTCATTTATTGACTTAGATTCGCTTAGAGTCGAGGTTAGGAAGTCTGGATCGTCTGGAGGACTGGCATTTTCTAGAGTTGACAATATTATTGAGGTTACTCCTGTCTCAAATGTCTTTTTAATACAAGAAATTAAGAATGAGACCTATGAATTGCTCTTTGGAGATGGTCTTTTTGGTAAAAAACTAGAAATTGGAGATGTAATTGATATTTCTTACATTGTAACTGATGGTAAAGACGGAAATGAGGGTAAATTCTTTACTTTTTCTGGAAATATGGTAAATGATGCAGGAACTTCTATTGCATCTACAAATAATGTACAAGTAATTGCCACTCAAACCGCTAGAAATGGTACTGATATCGAACCAATTGACTCAATACGATATTTTGCACCTAGAATGTACTCCGCACAGAACAGAGCAGTTACACCAAGGGACTATGAAGCAATAATTCAGTCAATTTATCCAAATACGGAGTCTGTTTCTGTTGTTGGGGGTGAAGAATTAGATCCTCCTGAGTTTGGAACTGTAGTTTTGAGTATAAAACCTAAAAATGGTACATTCTTATCTGATTTTACTAAACAAAACATATTAAACAAACTAAAACAGTATGCAATCGCTGGAATCAATCAACGAATTGAAGATTTAAAGATTTTGTATGTAGAATTAGAGTCTTTTGTCTATTATAACAACAGTATTACTGATGATCAAGACCAACTTAAGGCAGAAGTCATTACATCTCTTACTGAATATGGAAAATCTACTAATTTAAACGCATTTGGTGGTAGATTTAAGTATTCTGAGTCTCAACGAATTATTGATCAAACAGATCCAGCAATTACTTCCAATATTACGAAGGTTACTATTCGCAGAGACCTAAAAGCACTTATAGATCAGTCTGCTCAGTATGAATTATGCTTTGGTAACCAATTTAATGTAAAACCAGGCGGTGGAACTATTAAATCTACTGGATTTAGTATTAGCGGTATTGAGGGTGAGGTATATTTAACCGACATACCAAGATCTAATAATCTAATAGGTGATATTGCTGTATTTAAACCTGCAGTATCAGCAACAGAGGATCCAGTAGTTGTTGTTGGGTCAGCTGGTATTGTAGATTATATAAAAGGTGAAGTAATACTCAATACTATCAAAATTTCATCAACAGTTAAAGATAATAACATAGTTGAAATACAAGCGTTCCCAGAATCTAATGATATTATAGGATTAAAGGACATTTACCTTAATTTGGACATATCAAATACAGAAATAAATATTGTTAGAGACACAATATCTTCTGGACAGCAAATTTCAGGTATAGGATACAAAGTTACCTCTAGTTACTCTAATGGATCGCTAATCAGACAGTAGAATGATCGAAACATACTCTCCCTTAAGTCCTAGGGTAAAAACTTATCAAGTCGTTAGCGAAATAATACCAGAATTTGCTAAATCAGAGAATCCTCTGTTTGAAAAATTCCTAAGACAGTATTATATCTCTCAAGACTTCCAAGGAGGACCTGCAGACATTGCGGAGAATATTGATGCGTATATTCAAGTTGATAATTTAACTACTGATGTAATAAGAGGTTCAACTACTCTTGTTGGCACTATTTCAAGTACAGATACTACTGTAACTGTTGATAGTACTGATGGATATCCACAAAAATACGGTCTTTTTAAGATTGATGATGAAATATTCAGTTATGCTGGTATAACTACAAATAGTTTTACTAATGTTTGGCGTGGTTTTAGTGGAATCTCTACATTTACCAAACAAAACGACCCTGAGGAGTTAGTATGGGAAAATACTGTTGCTGGAGTTCATACTAGTGGTGCAAATGTTCAAAATCTTAGTTCTTTATTCTTAAAAGAATTTTATAGAAACTTAAAAGCAATGTATGCTCCTGGTTTAGAAGGAGTAACGCTTTCACCTCAATTAGATGTTAGTAATTTTATAAAAGAAGCAAGAAGTTTATATGAATCAAAGGGAACTAACGCATCATTCAAAATTCTCTTCAAAGCACTCTTTGGAGTTGATCCTAAAATTAATGATTTAGAAAAATTCCTAATAAAACCTTCTTTTGCAAATTATTTGCGTAGAAAAACAGTTTCTGTAGAATTAATATCTGGAAATCCTCAAGCATTAGTTGGTCAGACACTTTTTCAAGATAATGACCCAACAAACCCTGAATTAAACGCAGCATCAGGTCCTATTTCTGAAGTATCACTAATCAGAGACGATTATTTCAAACTTTCTCTGTTTACAGGTTTTGATGAACGAGGTTTGACTGATGGTACCTTCTATGTGCCTGGTAGAAGTCAAAATATCGGAACAATTGGTATTGGTGCGTCTGTTATTACCGTAGACTCTACAATTGGGTTTTCTAGCATTGGTACAATCAAAGTTGGTGAGATAGGAACCTCTTTTTATCAAACATTTGACTATGATGCAAAAAGTATCAATCAATTCTTCAATATTAGTCCTCCAGTAAGTGTACCAATACCAAATAACAGCACAGTATCTACTTTTAACATTGTTTACGGATATGAGGAAGGAGATCCTACTAGAAAGGTAGAAATGCGTCTAACTGGCGTACTTTCTAAATTTAATACTGCTAGACCTCTCCGAAATTTAAAATCTACCTCGGATATTAAAGTAAAAAACTTAGGAAGGTATGTTGCTAACCCAAATATCAATAAAAGTTACGAAGAGGTATTTTTTAACAGTTGGATTTACAATACTTCTACCAGATACCAAATTTCCAATTTTTCAGGATCTACTTTTATACTTTTGGGAGATATTCAAAAAAGTAGTTTAAAAGTTGGTGATAAAGTTGAATTATTGCGTAGAAATAGTGAATTAGTTGTTGCTCCTCTATTAACAGTCACTAGTATTGATGTAACTGCTAAATCTGTTAGTGTTGATGGTACTCTTGGTACTCTTGACCCTCTTTTGTTCTATGACTTCCGAAGATTGCAAAATAAAGTCAAATCTTCTGTTGTTCCAGTAAGAGGTGGGCAAGATCAGTTATTAACAGATATTAATAACACATATATTGTAGATGAGTCTAAATCAGCGTCAAGTAAGCGAGAGGGTTTTGTTGCTTCTAGTTCTCTTCCTAGTTACACTATAATTTCCGATAAAATTCATGCGGAGTTGATAAATCCTTCTTTTGCTGGTGGAAACTGGGAAGGATATGATAGTGTAGAAAACAGATACAGTATTATTGCATTTCCTACAAATGTTCCATTTGAGACTGGAGATGAGATCATATATGCTCCAGAACCAGGAACTGAAGTTATTGGTGCGTTAGATGCACCAAGTTATTTTGTAGAAGTACTAAGTGCAAAAAATAAAATAAAATTATATCGATCTCGTTCTTTTATCAAAGCAAATTTACCATCATTCTTTACTGCACCTACTTCTGCTACAGGTACGCATGATTTTATACTTGCTAGTCAAGGAAAAAGAGAAATATTCCCTGCGAGACCTATAAGACGATTTATTTTAGAGCAGCAACTTAAGAGTGGTAAAGAAGGTCAAACTACTTCCGAACTTACTGTAGATGGTAATACTGCAATGCTTGTAAATGGTATTGAGGTATTAAATTATAAAGGTGCGGACTCACTCTTCTACGGTCCTGTCAAAACTTTAAATGTTCTAAACAGTGGTTTTGATTATGATGTTCAAGCACCTCCAAATATTAATATTAGTGATGAAACTGTTAGTGTAGCAAATACTGCAGGTGCAGTTCCAGTTTTAAGCGGAATTGTAACAAGTGTCGTTATTGATCCATTTGATTATGATCTTGAAAAAGTTATTAGTGTAGAAATATACGGTGGTAATGGTAGCGGTGCTGTTGGTAGAGCATTATTAGAAGAAAGATTTAGGCAAGTATATTTTAACGGTATTAGCACCAGTCTACAAGGTAATGTTAGTGGAACTTATAATTCATTCAATCTTGATAAAGCACATAATTTTATAACTGGAGATAGACTTGTATATGATAATAATGGTGGTGAGAACCTTGGTATTGCTACAACAGGAGGAATTGCTGATTCATTAACATTATTCAGTGGTCAGGATTATTATATTAATGTTATTAACGCAACAGATTTTACTCTTCATAATAATAAGCAAGATTCGATTGTTGGTGTTAATACAATTTTAATTGATGAAAATGCTGCTTTACTTAACGGAGGTCTTCATATTTTCCGTACTTTTGATAAAAGACTTACTATTAGTAGAATTAGTTTAGAAAATTCTGGTTCAGGTTACGCAAATAGAACTTTGCTTATTAAACCAGTTGGAATTAATACTTTTAATGATTCTATTGAGTTTGTTGATCATGGACTCTCTGATGGAGAAGTGGTTGAATACGAGAATGGTGCAAATGCCATCGTAACAGGTCTCAGTACAACAAAACAGTATAAAGTACTAAAGATAGACAAAGATAAGTTTAGACTTGCTGAGGCAGGTAATAAGGGTGCTAGAGAAACAATAGACACAAACTATAATAACCGTCAGAATGTATATCTAGATTCTGATGGTGCTGGAAGCGGATATCACACTATTAAATATCCTCCAATTGTATGTAAAGTTAAAGTATTAACTAAAAATCAACAACAAGAAGAACCTACCGCAACTCCAGTTGTTAGAGGTCAGATTGATGATATTTTAATATACGATCATGGTGCAAACTATGGATCTAAAATCTTAAATTTTCCAAATCCACCTATTGTTAATATTCCTACAGGACAATTAGGTCAAATTGGTCTTGTTGTTTCAAATGGTACTATTACTGATGCATTTGTTGCAAATGGAGGAAGTGGTTATGTAGGACCTCCTGATCTTACCGTTGTTAGTGCAGCGACAACAGCAACTGGTGCTATTTTAAGATCTATTGTTAGTGATGCTGGAAAAATTACAGATGTAAAAGTAATATCTGGTGGTATTGGATATGCAGCAACTAATACAAGTGTTAATGTTACACCTGTTGGTCAGGAGTTTAAGGCAGAAGCGACTGTAAGGTCTCTTACTGTTAATAAGGCGTATCGCTTAGATTCACCTGAATTAGACTTCTTACAACCGATTGGAGAGGGTTTAGCGGTTAATGTTGTTGGATATGGTAACTCTATTAGGAACTTCTTCGATGATGATGGAACAGGTCACTCTCCTATCATTGGTTGGGCGTATGATGGAAATCCAATTTACGGTGCTTATGGATTAGTTGAAATTGATAATATTCAGTCTGATGTTAAGAAGATGGAATCTAGTTATGAGATATCAGCAACTAATATTTCAAATAGACCTCCTTCAGCAGAATATCCATATGGATATTTTGTAGATGATTATGTTTATACTGGAAACGGAGATTTAGACGAACATAACGGAAGATTTACTAAAACTCCCGATTTTCCAGAAGGATGCTATGCGTATTTTGCTACAGTAGATGATTTAGACAATCCACAGTTCCCATTCTTTGTTGGAAACACATATAGATCTTTTGCTATTGAGGAAAACACTATAAACGGTAAATTACTTGATCAAACCACTTTTGAGTTTTCTAATTCAGATCTTATAAGAAATACGCAACCATATAACCTATTTGGTGATAATGTTAGTTACGACTATGTGTTCCAACCATATAGAGTTAATAATCAGGTTTCAAATCCAAGTAGTTTATTACAAGGTCCCATAGAATCTATTAATATTGTAAATAAGGGTTCTGGTTATAGTATTGGTGAAAAATTAGTATTTGACACTACAGGAACTGGTGGTGTTGGATTAGATGCGGAAGTCTCAAAACTTCATGGAAAACCAATTGATAATATTAGTAGTTCTGTTACTACATTATCAAATCTTCCTATTCAACATACTAGAGACGGAGTTGTATTTAAAGTAACTCCGTATCATGAATTTGATGCTGAAAATACTGTAAATGTACTTGGTATATCAACTTATATTAAAAACTTAGAAGGATTTAAAAAGATTGCAGTTGCAGGTTATGGTGCATCTTTGACAGATGATGGTTATACTGGTATTATTACAGATATAAGAGTTAACTTTATTGCTCCTAATGTTGCAGTGGGTGACTCTATTGGTATTGGTACAGAAACTGCTAGAATTCTTGATTTCTTTCCTAGTGAAAAAATTGTTAGAATAGAAAGATACGCTGGTTTTACCACTGCTGCAGTAGGAGCTGCTATTACATATTTTACTAGTGAGTTTACAGTTCCTGTAGAAACAGATCCTTTTAATTCTAGATTTCAGGATTTAATATATTTCAACCCTAAAGAATCAGTCGGTGTTGGAACAACTGTTGGAATCTCAACTACTGTCAATGTATCTCTTAACGGAGTTACTAAACAGAGATCTATTCTTGCACAAACTTTACATCTGTTTAATCATGGTCTTAAAACTAATACTAAGGTCACCTTCGACAAACGAGGTAATACTGACCTTTTTGTTACTGATTCCATAAGTCCGTACACTGCTCCAAGTGCTTTGAGTGGTGATTTCTATGTTATCAATAAAACACCCAGTACAATCGGTCTTAAGACTAGTGTAGAAGGTCCTGCTTTATTCTTTACTACAACAGGCGATGACAAACCGAATTATTCATTAGTAACCAACTATAAACAGGAAACTGCAACTGTTAGAAGAAGTCAAGTGACTATTCAAACAACTGAGGATCATGGTTTAGAAGAGAATGATAGATTTGATCTAATTGTTAAGACAGGATTAACTACTGGTATTGGTACTTCTACAAGAGCAACAGTCAAACTAATTGACGGTTACACAGTTATTAATCCTTTAGATATTCCTACAAGCGGAGTTAATACTACAACTGGTATATTTACTATTGAGGATCATGCTTTAGAAACAGGATTTAAAGTTTTAATGTATGGTGCTGGTGGTATTCCGTCTCAACTTCCTAGTGGATTAGAGCAAAGAACATATTTTGTTTTAAAAATTGATGCAGATACATTCCAATTAGCAAATACAGAAAAACAACTTCGTGCAGATCCACCTGAACTTGTTTCATTTGTATCTGTAGGACATACTGGGCAAAGTATTAATCCTATTAATCCACCAGTTACAGTATTCCGTGAAAATAATATTGTATTTGATCTTAACGATACTAGTTTACTTGGATCAAAACTTAAGTTATTTTATGATAGAAATTATTTTAATGAATATGTAGGAACTGGATCTACTTCTAACTTAGAAGTTGTTGGATTTGGTACTGTTGGTATTGGAACTACAAATCCTGATAACATGCCATATAAGCAAGTTAATTTCAGTGATAGTCTTAAAGATACTATTTACTATGCAATAGAAAAAGGTGGGTATATAACAACTAGCGAAACTGATGTAGTAAATGGAAATGAAATTAAATATCAAGATAGCGGATTCAATGGAAAAGGATATATTGCAACTGGAGTAGCTGGAACTGTATTTACCGCTAACATTGGTGCAGAACCAGAAAAAGATCATTACACTCAAGATGACTGTGCGGAATTATATTATAGTCATACAGGTGCTGCTGCAACTGGTGGTGTATCAAAAATAAAAATTATTAATGGTGGATTTGGATTCCAGAGACTCCCTGCTGTAACTTCTATTGGATCTAGCGGAATTAGTGCGGAATTAGAATTATTTGGAAGTAATATCAACCTATTAGATGAGGTTAGTGTTCCTACAGATGTTTTTGGATATCCCTCTGATAATACATTAAAACCAGATGCATTCTTACCTAGAATTTTGTTAATTAAGAATGCTAATAAAGTTCTCTCTGCAAATGTAACATTTGGAGGAAGATCATATCTTAATGCACCTTCTCTTGTTGTATTTGATCAAACAACTGGAGAAATTATCACTAATGGTCTTCTTGTTGCAGAATTAAGTGATACTGCAGTAAACAGGGTAAATGTTGTTGTTGAACCTAGAGGTTTGACTGGTAACGATTATGGTATTGCACCTCTAAGAAATAGTAATGGTATTAGCGTTATTGAGGCAATTTCAGATGTAGGAATTCTTACTTGTAAAATTACCACTCCCGTTCTTGGATATGATGTAGAACCATTCCAAGCTGGTGATATTGTTTATCTTGAGGGAATAGATTACACTGCTGGATCGGGAGATGGATTTAACTCTGGGGATTACAAATTTATTGATTTTGCGATTGCTGATTATAATAGTGCAACTAATCCAAGAGAAGTTACATTCACTTATACAGGATTAACTACTAATCCTGGAATTGGTGCAACCGTGGTTCCTGGTTTTGGTCAAATTGTAAAATCTGAAGATCTTGCAAGATTTGAAGCAACTAAGTCATTCTCAGAGTTTAGAAGCAATGAACCATTAAGAAGAAACAATGATTTATTTACAGATTTGATAATGACCGATATTGATGTCAATGCTGGCATCATGGTTGTTAGTGGATCTTTAAATCTACAGGTTGACGACAAATTACTCGGAACCAATAGTGGTGATGTATGCGAAGTACAAGCTATAACAGAATTTGATGGATATTTTGATATTTCACCTACAATTGATACAAATGTTGGTTGGTCAGATAATATTGGTTTAATTGGAGATAACAATCAATTTTTACCAGATAATGATTATTATCAGAATATGTCTTACGCTATTGAAAGTGAAAAGACATATGAAGAGTTAGTTACCTATGTTAACGATATTGTACACCCTGCAGGATTTAAAAACTTTGCAAATACTCAAATTTTAGCAACAGGTAACGCTGGTGAAACATTTATTCCTGCTAAAGATGCTGGTGGATTAGTTCTTGACTTTATTAATGATCCTCTTAGAGTAGATGCTATTTACAATTTTGATGTTGCTAGAGATGCGAACTCTGCTGATAATTTATCTAAATTCATAGAAATTGAACAAACAAGACTTGCAGACTTTATTTTATGTAAAACAAATAGAGTTCTTTTACATGATGATATTAGTCCTCAATTTATTAGTAATGAATCTAATGATTTGAGTGATAGTAGAGTTATTGCTGCTACTGTTGCTGGTAGATATTTCTCAAGATATCTTGTTCAAACAATACATGATGCACAAGACCCACTTAAAAATCATTATCAATTAAATGAATTGATTCTTATTACATGTAATGAGGATACCTACTTAGTTCAAAAAAGTGCTCTTAACAATACAAACCAAGTTGGTTTAGCAACTGGATATGGTGAGTTCTTTGCTCAGTATAATCTTAATAACGGACAAACACAAATAAGAATTAAACCTTACGAACCATTTGATACAAACTACGATATTAAGGCATTCCAGCAAGGTTTTGCTGATAGTGTTGGTACTGGTCAAACTGAACTAGGTAATGCAGAAGTTAGAAGCGTTAATGCTAGTGTAGGAACAGGTACAACAACTGAGATTGTAGGAATTAATACAGTTAATTTAGCAGGTTATCATGCACATATTGTAGTTGTTAATAAAAATGATAATAAAGTAGATTATCATGAATTAGTCGGACAACATGATGGTGTTGATACTTATTTGACTGAGGTTGGATCATTTAATACTAGGCAAAGTCTTGGTGGATTATCCTCTCCACAGTTTATGGGTACATTTACTTCTGCTATTGAAAGTGGAGTTGTTAAACTTAAGTATATTCATAGTGAGGCACAAGCTGTAGATGTTAAATGTAAGTTCTTATCTTTCAATCCTGTTGGATACGGAACTACATCAGTTAAACACTTTAACATCCCATTTACACCCGAAGGATCGGAAAGAAGTGGAAGAATAGTTGTTGGTTCTTCTGCAACAACAGGAATTGCAACTGTATGCGGAATTACATCATTTACTGATCTATCTTTTAAATCTACAGTTTCTGTAAGTTATGGAAGCACTCAAACATTCCATCAAATATATGTTCTATCAGATCCTAATAAAGTAGATACATTCTTATCTCAAGGACCTATTGCTGCAGTAGGAACTACTACTGGTATTGGTACATTTGGTGCTGAGTTTAGTGGTAGTAATGTTAATTTAGAATTCTATCCAGATTCAGGAGTTACTGGTATTGTTAGCATCTTCTCTTACAATGAGATTATATACAAACAAAATGATCCTAATGGACTTCTTGCTGGTATTGGTTCATTTAATTACGGTCAAGTATTTGAGAATCAAACTCAAAATACTTACTTAGGTATAAACAATAGAAATATTAGAAAATTTGGATTAAAGTATCAAAACACTCCAATTTACCAAAGAGCAATTAATCCAGAAAATGTTAATGACATTGATAAAGGAACAGGTCTTATTACTGTAAAACATTTCTTCTCTAATACAGAAAAAGTAAGTTACCTTCCCGATTCTAATATTGTTGGACTTGCTGCAAGTGCTTTAGAATATTCTACTGGATATGGATCAACTGTTCTTCCAAGTGAGTGTTTTATTGTTAAGTCTAATAACAACCAATTCTTTATCTCTACATCAATTCAAGATGCTAGAATTGGTAAGGGAGTTACCTTTGCACAAGATAAGGGTCAAGGTAACCTTCACAAGTTTACAATGGATAAGAGAGATTCTAAGTCTATAATTTCTCTCAACGGATTAGTACAAAAACCACTTTCTCATACATCTATTACATATGAATTAGATACTGCTGTTAATGGTTTTGTTACTTGTTTTGCCTTAAGTGGTTTAAGTACAATTACCTCTGGTGATTTGTTAAGAATTGATGATGAGTATAGTATTGTTCAAACAGTTGGTTTTGGTAGTACACCTGCAGGACCTATAACTGGTATTGGAACTTGGAGTCTTGTTGAAATTGAAAGAGGTACAGTTGGTAGTGCAGCAACAGTTCATGCTGCTGGATCAACTGCAAGAATTTATAGAGGTGCTTTCCAGATAGTCGATAGTGATGTATATTTCACTAATGCTCCTCTTGGTGGTGACTTAGGTTTGATTGATCCAAGTAATCTTCCTTATCCTAGAGCATCATTTGGTGGAAGAACTTACTTAAGACAAGACTACAGCACTAACCAAATATTCGATGATAACTCAGATCAGTTTGATGGTTTAGAAAATATATTCCCATTAACCTCTACAGGTGTTGCTGTAACTGGTATTGGTTCAACTGGTGGTAATGGAGTTCTGTTTATTAATAGTATGTTCCAAGCACCATTTGGTGAGAACAATGAAGGTGTTGCAAACTTTAAAATTATAGAACAAAGTCTTGGTGGTATTGCTAGTGTCAACTATACAGGTATTACTTCGTTTGGATTTACGGATCTAATAATTGATGAAGGAGATGTTAACCAAAATCAACTACCTAGAGGTGGCATCATAGTTTCTGTTGCATCTACACCAGGTCAAGGTTATGCTCCATTTAAAGGTGCTAAGGTTAGGGTAACCACTGGAAAAGATGGTGCTATTACAGGCATTACTGGTATATCAACAACTAGAGAGTTTATAGATGTTGAAAGTGTAGATTATGATAAGATAACTGGACTTGCAACTGTATCTACTACAAAAGTACATAGATTTGGAGTTGAAGATTTTGCTAAGTTAGTTGGTTTAGAATTTACTTGTCCTACTTCTGGTTACCCATCAGGAATAACGACCCTTGGTATTACATCATTTGTATATGATCATATTGTTGGTATTGCTACAATAATTACAGACTCTACACATGGATTTACTGATCCAAACTTAGTAGGTATAGTAACTGATGGATTGACATTTACTTGTGATATGGATGGTTATAGAACAAATCATACATATCCAAGATCTACTGATCCTGCAAATAATAAGTTCTTAGAAATTAGGAATGTAACTAGAGATGAATTTGATGTAAATGTAGGTATATCAACTCAAGTAAGATATACTCCAGTGGATGCTGTTTATGATGCTGTTGCTGGTATTATGACAGTGACTATTGGATCACATGATATCATGTCTGGAACTAGTATCAAGATTGATCAAGAATCAATTAATTTCCAGTGTGCGATGGATGGTCTTTCTACAACTAAGTCATATCCTAGAACAACTGATCCATATTTTGATAGAGCAATCTCAGTTGCATCTACTACTGCAACAGGTATTGCTATAACTGTAGGAACTTCTCCTATCGTTAATTACAGTATTACTACTGCAACTTACAATCCATCAACAGGTATTGTAACTGCTACTATTGGACAACATCCTCTTAAAGATGGAACCTCTATTAAGTTAAAAGAGGGTTCTCTAATCTTTAGATGCGAAACTGACAATTATATTTCAACCCATACATATCCACGCAATATTATTGATACTCAAACTATTAACGGTGCTGAATATGATGCAACTGCTGGTATTATGACAGTTACTGTTGTACCTGGTGGTCGTCTAATACATGATGGAGATTTTGTAAGATTTGATAATGATTCTATTAGATTTACTTGTGATATGGATGGTGGAACATCTACTAAGTCTTATCCAAGATCTACCGATCCTTATAGTGGAAAGTGGGTACCAATCACAGGAATAGGAACTACTTCATTTGCTGTTAATGTAGGTAAGTCACCTATACAACCTTTTGCTATCTCTAGTGCTATCTACGATCCTACTGCTGGTATTGTAACGGTCAGCATACCTGATCATGAATTTATGACTGGTACTAGCATAAGAATATCTCCTTATTCATTAGCATTTAGATGTGGTCTTGATACTTATCAAAGTATTCATAGGTATCCTAGAACAACTGATACTGTTGGTTATAATACTGCAGTCTCTATTGCTTCTACAACGGTAGATACTATTTCATTCCAAATACTTCCAAGTCAACCATCAAGTAATGTATCAACTCACCATCATGTTCCAAATGATAAATTAACACCAATTAATGCATCATATGATCCTGTTGTAGGAATCATGACTGTTACATCTAATAATCATGGACTCTATAATGGTGATTATGTGAAGTTTGATGATGGGTCTGTCAACTTTACATGCACTAGAGATAATAATCAAAAAGTTTGTGGATATCCTAGACCAAAAGATCCTTATCACAATACATGGGTTAAAGTATCTAATGTAACAACTAATACTTTCAGAGTCAATGTTGGAAAGTCATATGATACTGCTACACATACTTTTGTATCGGGAACAACTAATAGTATTACTAGATCTGTAATAGTAGGTGGTGGTGCATATAATCATACTTTTGTTAGTGCTGGTGTCGGTAGTATGGATCAAAAGCGTGATAGAACATTTGATCAACCAGTTAAGATTACTGCTGGATATACTTTAGATACCGCAGAAGATATTGTTTATGATCCTGTTGCTGGTATTATGACAGTAACTGCTGCTGCTCATGGAATGATGAACGGCGACTATGTTCTTATCGAAAATAATTCAATTAAACTTGAGTGTTCACAAGATAACTATGTTACACCTCATCTATATCCAAGAATTACTGATCCAATTAGCGGTGATTGGGTATCAGTCGCAAGTACAACAGTCAATACATTTGCAATAGATGTTGGTAAAACTAATACTGGTGATCAATATGTTCATAGATTTGCTGGTGCAGTGCCCAATGGTATTAGAAAACAAAATGGAACTATTACTTTCCAAGCAGGTATTTCAACTGATACAAGTGAACATCGTTATGATATCATGGCAGGTCATGAAGCATCTAACGCAATAATTAGCGGTGGAAACTATGCTCATACTTTTGCTAGTGCATCAACTGGAGCAATTAGAACTGGTGGTGGATTTGAACATAGATTTGTAAGTGCTGCTTCTAGCACTCTCTATGTTGATTCTTGGACAGGTGCTGCTCTAACTGTATCAAATGCAGTGTACAATCCTGAGACAGGTATTGTTAGGTTTACTGCTAAGAATCATGGATTGGTTGCTCCAGAAAGTTTAAAACTAAGAGGCATTGGTGTTACTTGTGCATATGGTGCTAAAACATATCCAAATGATAAAACTGGTTTCTTCTTCAAGGTTAGATCTGTTGGAACCACAACATCATTTGAAACATTCGTTGGAGTTTCTACCTTACAGCATGATTATACTGGTGGTGGAGTGGTACAGGTTGGTGTTACAAGTAATCTATTCCCAAGTTTTGACGAAGCGTATCCTATTGCAGGTATTGTTTCTGCTCGTACATTTGAGGTAAATGTTGGACCTAATACAATTGGACATACTTATGTTCAAGGTGGTACGGTTGCTGAATGGTATCCTCTATCTTATGGTTCTGGATATAGAACTGGATTAGGAACTATTGGTATTGGAATATCATCTCCAACTAAAGGAGTCAATGCTGAACTAACTGCAATAGTTGGTGCTGGTGGATCTTTGATATTCAGTATTGGTGCTGGTGGAACTGGATACACTGGTGAGTATGATCAAGTCTTTGCTCCAGAACCAAACGGAGAAAACTTACCTATTGTTGGAATATCTAGAATCGGTGGTGGAACAGAGACTGGTGTTGGTTGTTCTGTTAGTGTTGAAATTTCTGGTATTAGTACAACTACTGGTATTGGATCAACTTTAGCTGAAGTTTCTGGATGGGAGTTTAGTAAGAAAGGATATGGATTTAAGAGAGGAGATGTATTTACTGTTGCTGGTCTTTCTACAGATCCTAATGCAGGTGATAACTTTAGAAACTTTGAGTTAGAAGTCGTAGAAGTATTTACTGATGATGTTGCTTCTTGGCAGTTTGGTAATATTGATTATATTGACAATATAAAACCAAATCAAAATGGAAATAATAAGAGATTCCCATTATACTATCAATCACAGTTAGTTAGTTTTGAGATTGATAGAAACGATCAAGATTCTAGTGAAATTGATTTATCTACTGTTTTATTAGTATTCATTAACGGAGTAGTTCAAGAACCAAATGTCAATTACATATTTACTGGTGGTTCTGTAATTGAATTCTCTAGTGCTCCAACTAAAACTGATGATGTTGTCATATTCTTCTATAGAGGAACAATAGGTCAAGACAGTTTCATTTTTGATATTAATGAAACTATTAAAACTGGTGATACCTTAAGATTAGATAAGAGTGCTGAACTACAATTTAATAGAGTAGAAAAAGATCAGTCAAACTTTGCTCAACTTGAAGATAGAATTATCAAGAGGATTGATAGTGCTTCTACAGTAGAAACTCCATTCTATCAAGGTCCAGGTGTCAGCAATGATAATTTCAAACCTATGACATGGACTAAGCAAAAGGGAGATAGAGTTATTGACGGTACTGTAGTTTCTAAAGCAAGAGATTCATATGTATCTCAAATAAATCCTACTGCAAATATTATTGGAGTTCTTACTTCAACAGATAATTTCGTATTTGTTGACACTGTTGGTAACTTTAGAGATACTGATAATCTATTATCAGAATCATTTGGATTACTTGCTATTGCTCCTGTTGGATATGGTACAACTGCAGCTACTGGAGTTAACTTTGAGAATATATCTGGTGTTGAACCATTAGTTGCTGATGTTGCTGGATATATAGGTGTGGTTACTGGTATAGGAACTACTGCTGGTATTGGTACTGACTTAGCACTTGAGGTTTTATTTGACAATCAAGAATATGTTAATGCAGGTAATGATGCAACAGGATTATCAACAAACTATCCATTCAAATTATATGGAACAGGTATCAATACAGCAGGAATTGCAATAACGAGTATTGATACACATGACACTGATATAGTTTCTATCAGCACACATTATGGAGATAATATTTACTATGCGAGTGCCATTAGTTTCCGTAATAATGGTCGTCAGGGTATTATCACTGCTAACATAGCATCATATACTGACACAAGTGATATGGTAGGTGTAGGATCCACGGGATTTGCTTACGCTCACTTTACTTGGGGAAGATTCGGTAATGTAACCAGATCTTCTAATGCTATTGAATTAGATGTTAAAGGACTATCTTATGATAGTCAACTTAGCAACTTCCCTCTAGTTATTAGAAGGGGCGTAGGGCATAGAGGAACTGGATCTCTGCCCAAACTTCTATAAATACAAAAAAGTTAGACCTTTAGTGCTACAGATGTAATGGCCGCAATTATCACAGATCAATTTAGAATAATAAATGCTAATAATTTCGTTGACTCCGTAATTAGTGGTGATAACTCCTATTATACTTTTTTAGGTCTGGCTAATCCAACAGAAACTGGATACGGAAGAACGAGTACATGGAACAGTACAACCGTTGAACCACCATCACCAACAGATAGTGTTAGTTACATAAATCATGTATATGATACTATGATGTTTGGTAGAAAAGTTTTACCTGGCGATGTTCGTAGATTAGTAAGAAAAACTCAATGGACAAAAGGTACATCATATGATATGTACCGTCATGATTATGATGTAACTAATAGGTCACTAGTTTCTAACTCTAGTAGACTATATTCTGCAAACTATTATGTAATCAATAAAGACTTCAGAGTTTATATTTGTATTGATAATGGATCTGCAGGTATTACATCTACCGCAGGTGCATCACTTGATGAACCTACATTTACTGATCTTGAACCATCTGCTGCTGGTGTTAGTGGTGATGGTTATTTGTGGAAGTATCTATTTACAGTTCCTCCTGCTGATATTGTTAAGTTTGACTCTACTGAGTATGTTGCTGTTCCTAATGAATGGTCAACAAGCACGGAGAATGAGATTAAAGTGGTTCGAGATAATGGAGACTCGACAGTAAATAATAATCAAATTAAAGTTGTTTCTATTGATGCTCAAGGTGAGGGTTATTCTTTCCTTGCATCTCCGATAGAAGTTGATATACTAGGTGATGGAACTGGGGGTAAAGTCCGAGTTCAGACCAATACCAACGGTCAAATAATTTACGCAAAAGTTACTGCAGGAGGGCAAGGTTACAGTTTTGGTAGGGTTGATCTTTCTTCTATTAATGGTAGTGCTACAAAGTTTGCTAAATTAACACCTATCATTCCTCCTTCTAGAGGTCATGGATTTGATCTTTATAAAGAATTAGGAACTGATAAAGTTTTAATTTACACTAGATTTGATAACTCTACATATGATTTTATTTCTGATACTATATTCTCTCAAGTAGGAGTTGTTAAAAATCCTGTTGCTTCAGGTGCTGGATCTACTTCTGTTCTCAATACATCAGAATTTTCCGCAGCTAATTCTATGAAATTTACAGGAGATCTAACACAGACTCTTACAGTTGGTGCAGAGATAACACAGAATATACCTGGCATTGGAACTGCCAGAGGTTATGTTGCTTCATATGATGTAACTACTGCTGTAATTAAATATTTCCAAGATAGAAATCTTTATCTTCATCCTTCATTATATGATCAGACTGATAATATAGGTGTTGGTGGAGATGCAAAAGTTCTTGATTTTACTGCTGCTGGTGATGCTATCACCTCTGGTGCATTTAGTGTAAACATAGATGGAGGTTTCTCAGGAATCTCAACAACTACACCATCTGGTAAAGTTGTAGATCTCGGTGTACAATTTACAAGTGGTCTCGCTGGACCTGAGATAAATAAAAGAACAGGTGAGATTATTTACCTTGATAATAGACCATCTATTACAAGAAATGAACGCCAAAAAGAAGACATCAAAATCGTATTAGAATTCTAAGAAGATGCCACAACAGACCAATCTTAATGTAAGTCCCTATTACGACGATTTTGATCCTAGTAAAGGTTATCATCGTGTTCTATTCAAACCTGGTTTTCCAGTTCAAGCTAGAGAACTATCTACTTTGCAATCTATTCTGCAAAATCAGATAGAAACTTATGGTAGTCATATATTTAAAGAAGGTGCGTTAGTAATACCTGGTTCAACAACATTTGATGGAAATTATTTTGCTGTTCAAGTTAATCCAACACATTTAGGTACTGATGTTTCTGTATATGCTAATAATGTAATAGGAAAAAGATTTAAAGGACAAAATAGCGGAGTTACTGCAAAGGTAATTAATTATATTACTGCTACTGAATCTGATCAAGATTACGATACTTTTTATGTAAAATATATTGATTCATCTAGTGATGGAGATTTTTCATTCTTCCAAGATGGAGAAGTCCTTGTTGCAGAAGAACCAGTAACTTATGGTAATACAACAATCAATATTGGTGGAACTCTTGCATCTACAATTGCATTAAACGCATGTACTACAGGTTCTGCTTGTTCTATTGATGAGGGTGTATACTTTATCAGAGGAAATTTTGTAAAAGTAAATAAGCAAACAATTATATTAGATCAGTATAATCAATCCCCATCTTATAGGGTTGGACTTCAAGTTTTAGAAACCACTGTTAGTGCAAAAGGAGATGAAAGTTTATATGATAACGCTAAAGGATTTTCTAACTTTGCTGCACCAGGTGCAGATAGATTACAAATAACACTTGTCTTATCTAAGAAAAGTATTAATGATTTTGATGATACTGATTTTGTAGAAGTATTAAGAATTAAAGAAGGTCAAGTATTTTCATTAAACAGAGATAATGAATATAATAGAATAAGAGATTATTTTGCTAAAAGGACTTATGATGAGTCTGGAAATTATACTGTTAATCCATTTGGTATTAATGTTGCTGAGTCTCTTAATGATCGTCTTGGAAATGATGGTGTATATTTTAAAGGACAAACTACATTTGATAGCAATGTGCCAGATGATGATCTTGCATGTTTAAAGGTAACTGCTGGTAAAGCATACATTTATGGATATGATGTTGATGTAACTACTCCACAAATAATTGATTTTGAGAAACCAAGATCAATTGAAACAGTTGAAAATCAATCATTTAATTTTGAAATGGGGAATAGATTCCTCGTTAATAATGTAAGTGGTATTACTACACTTACCGAAAGAATAGATTTAATGGGAGGTCCTATTGGTGGAAGTCTAAATGCTGCTGGTACTTCTCAAAAAATTGGTGATGCAAAAGTATATGGATTTTCTTTAAGAGATGCTGCATATGAAAATAATGGAACTGATTGGAACTTATATCTTTATGATATTCAAACATATACATCATTAGAATTAAATGATAATGTAAGTTCAGATGAACTTAATCAATCTGGATTTATTGTTGGTAAAGAAAGTGGTGCTGAAGGATATGCAGTTTCTGCAGGTGCTGGATCTAGTAGTATACAAGTTACCCAGACTGCAGGAACATTCAGGAAAGGAGAAAAAATTAGTATTAATGGTGATGAAACTGTATCAAGAACTATTGAAAAAGTAACTGCTTTTGGTATTAATGATGTATATGAATTTGCACAAAGCGGAAATAGTTTTACTGCTAGTAAAAAATTAAATCAAGTAATTCCAGTTGGTTTTGGTGCTGGTCAATTTAATATTGCTGCTGATGGTACAGTCACTTCACCAAGAGCAGATAGTTTCTTAATTTTCAAACCTGGCGATATATTTTCTTACGGTGCTGCTAATGATACTGCTGGTGCCTCTCTTAATGTTCCTACTCGTAATGTAGTTCTAACAGTTGCTGCTGACGGACAACAGATGAAAGTCGGTACAATGACAACTGTTGCCGATGTGTTTGATGGAGGAGTAAAAGCATTTGAGGGTATTGGATATAGAGGTGTACAAGATGTTTCTTTACAAAATTCATCTTTAATTTCTAGAATTCCAGACATAGGAGTTAATAATGTAGATTTTAGTGATTCTACTTTATTCCTTAGTTCTCAAGTAACAAATGAAAGTAGTAATGCATTAGGTCAATTAGTTCTTCCAGTAACTTCAGTTGATCTTGATGATGTAACTTTTGTTGCTTTTGATCAAGAAAGATATTCTGTTGCATATTCAAATGGAACTATACAATCTATTACTGAAGATCAAATTCAAATAACTGGAAGTAGTATTACAATATTTGGACTAACTCCAAACCAAACTAATATTAGAGTAAATGTAACTGTTCAAAAATCAAATATAAAAAACAAAGTTAAAGAATTTAAGAGATGTCAACAAACAGAAATTACTAGATCTGTAAATCGAAGATCTGGAACTAATCCTAGCACTAGTATTAATGATGGATTAAATCATAGTGCTCTATATGGAATTAGAGTTCAGGATAGAGAAATATGTTTAAATCATCCAGACGCTACTGATATTATTGCAGTCCTAGAATCATTAGATACTAACACACCTGTTCTTGATAAATTAACATTTACATCTACTGATGATATTTTTACCGAAGCAATTATTGGTGAAAAAATTACAGGATCAGATAGTAAAGCAATTGCTAGAGTAATCTCTATTGATTCTGGTAATAATCAAATTAGTATAGTTTATCTTACTGATAATAAATTTACATTACTAGAAACACTAGATTTTGAAGAATCAAGTGCTACTGCTACAGTTCAAGCAACAACACCTGGTAAGTATAATGATATTACTAGCAGTTATTTGCTAGACAAAGGACAGAAAGATCAGTATTATGATTATTCTAAAATTGTTAGAAATGCTGGAGCATTTGTTCCTCATAGAAAACTATTGATTATCTACAACAGATATGATGTTCCTAGTGGTGACACTGGAGATATATTTACTGTTAATAGTTACGAGTTAGAAAGATATAAAGATGATATACCAGCAATAGGACCATCAAGAACTCCTGCACATGATGTATTAGATTTTAGACCACAAGTTCCTGTATATGATCCAGCATCTGCTACAGTATCTCCATTCTTCTTTACTGCTAGAGATTTTAGTGGAAAACCTGATAGACTTTTAACACCTAATGAGTCGGTTGTATTTGACTATGACTTCTATCTTCCTAGAATAGACAAATTAGTTTTACATCAAAATGGTGAATTTATCTTATTACAAGGTACACCTTCTAGACAACCAATACCTCCAGAGTCACAAGATAGAACACTTGAACTTGCTACAATTCTTCTTCCTGCATATCTTAAAAATGTAGAGGATGCAAGAGTATATCTAAAACAAAATCGTAGATATACGATGAAAGATATTGGTAAAATTGATGATAGAGTTAGAAATTTAGAAGAAATAACTACCTTAAATCTTTTAGAAAAGAGTGCAGAGTCTCTTCAAATTAGAGATGCACAAGGTTTTGATAGATTCAAATCTGGATTCTTTGTAGATGCATTCAATTCATTTAATTTTATGGCACCGAGTTCTCCTGCCGATATTGATACAGAACTTCAAGAACTCAGACCAATAAGAGAATTTGATTCTATTGCTTTACAAGTTGCTCCTAAAACAGATGTATCAGTACAGCAGTTAGATCTTAATACTGATTTTGCATTACTTGATGATGAAAATACACAAAAGACAGGTAATCTTCTTACATTAAGATATGAAGATGAACTTTATATTGAGCAGAATTTTGCAACCAAAACAAACAATATCAACCCATTTCATGTTGTATCATATACTGGAGAAGTTAAACTAAATCCAGCTGTTGATAATTGGATCAATACTCAAAGAACACAAAATGTTATTAGAAATACCATTGGTATTACTGTTTTCAACAATCAAGTTGCTGCTAACTTTAATGTAACCACAGCAGGAAATGGTGGTGGATCTGCAACAGTAACAACTAATGAGGTTGGTAGAACTACACAAAGAGATGATATTAGATCTGAGAACACATTTATTGCTGAAGAAGATTTTGATCCATTCTGTCGTTCTAGAAATGTTGAGTTTACTGCATTAGGTTTAAAACCATTTACTAATTTCTATGCATTCTTTGATAATATTGGTGGTATCGACATCGTACCAAAACTTTTAGAAGTTTATGATGTTACAGGATCATTCCAAGTTGGAGAAACAATAAGAGGATCCCTTGGTGCAACTGCATTTGAGTTTAGATTATGTACTCCAAATCATAAGAAAGGACCGTTTTCTAACCCCACAGAAACATATAGTGTAAATCCATATGACCAAAGTTCTACATTGCCAAATGGATACTCACAGGCATCAACAATATTAAACATTGATACTGTTGCACTTTGTGCTCAAGCACAAGGAGCATTCTTTGGATTTGCACCAACTAATATGGTTCTTAGAGGATTAACTAGTGGTGCTCAAGCAAGGGTAGCAAGAGTAAGATTAGTTTCTGATAACTTTGGTGATCTAACTGGTGCTATGTGGATTAGAGATCCTAATGCAACTCCTACTCCTCAAGTAAGAATTAGATCTGGTAATAGAACCTTTAAGTTAACATCTAGTGAAATAGATGCTGAACCTATACCAGGCAGCACATTAATTTCTAGTGGTATTGCTAGATATACAGCAACTGGTACAACAAGACTTGTTCAAACTGATGTTAGAATTACAACTTTAGAAACTACTACAGTTACAAATCTATCAACAATTGATATACAAAGATCAGATCCACCCCCTCCTCCACCTCCACCACCACCACCTCCTGTTATTATTAACAATACTGTGGTTATTGATAGAACTAGAACTATCACTAATAACTTAGTAACAATAGTAAACAGAAGAGGAACCTCTCCTAATAGAAGAAGGAGAAGAAGAAGGAGAAGAACTCGTAGTAGAAGAAGAGACCCATTAGCACAGTCATTTGTAACTGGACCTGAGGGTGTATATTTAACTAAGGTTGAAGTTTTCTTCGCAACAGTTAACTCTGGAACAACACCAGTAAATCTTCAGATAAGAACAGTTGAGTTAGGTTTACCTACACTTGATATTGTGTCTCCCGATGCAATAGTAACTTTGCGTCCATCTGATATAACAACATCTACTGATGGTAGTGTTCCAACCACATTTGAATTCCCATCACCTGTTTACTTAGATCCTAACGAAGCTTTCTGTGTAGTTCTGCTATCAGATAGTGATGAATATACGGTATTCTGTGGAGAAATGGGTCAGAAAGCGATTAATCAACAGACTCTTCCTTCTGCTCAAGGTAAGATTTACTCACAGCAATTTGCTATGGGTTCACTCTTTAAATCTCAAAACGGATCTACTTGGACTCCAGCTCAGTTTGAAGATATGACTTTCAAACTTTATAGAGCAAAGTTCACCTCACAAAGAGGATTGATAACATTCTTCAATCCACCTATTGAACCTAACAATAGTCAGGTTCCTCGTCTAAACTTCAACCCTATTAAAGGTCTTCCTAAGAAAGCTAAAATTGGTATTACTACCACAACTAATGCTGGATTAATTGGAACGGTATTTACTCAGGGAAGAAAAATTGGTGAGAGTAATCAAACTCATCGCTACGCATTTGTTGATGACAAAGGCGGACCTGTCGATGGTACTGTTGGTATCTTAACTGGTGGTAAAGGATACGGAACTCCTACAAACCCAGTAAGTACTTTCAATATTACTGGAGATGGTTCTGGATTAACTTTAAATGTTACTGTTTCAGCTGGACTGTCTGCTATTACTGCTGCTACTGTAGTAAATGATGGTAATGGATACAAGGTAGGTGATATTGTCGGACTTGCAACTGCAGATACTGGTAATGCTGGTTCTGGTGTTCGTCTTGGTATTAGTTCTATAGCAGGACTTGATACTCTGTATCTAACAAATGTTCAGGCACAGGAATTTGAGGTAACCTCTAATGATTTAACCTATACTCATAGTTCAGGTCAAGTTATAGATTCTGGACTTGATATATGGCAATATGATGAAACAGGTGGACAGTACACAGGTGAATACTTTAAAGTAGATCACAGAAATCATGGAATGTATGGATCTGGTAATAAGGTTCTTATTTCTGATGTAGCGTCTGATGTTCTTCCTACAGAATTAAGTGTTGACATTGCTTCTAATGAAACTAGCATTTCAGTTGCATCAACCAGTCAGTTTACTGAATTTGAAGGTGCTGTAGTTAGTGCTGCTAATACTGGATATGCTTTCTTGAATAGTGAGATTATATCTTACACTAGTGTTGGTATTTCTAGTCTCGGTGGTGTTACTAGAGGAACCAAAGGAACCAATGCACTAAATCATCTTCAAGGTGATGCTATTACCAAATATGAATTCAATGGTGTTTCTCTTGGAAAAATCAATACAGAGCATTCTGTAGAAACTTCTCTAGTTGGTATTGATGAATATTACATCAGGATTAACAGAGGATCTAGCAGAGGTTCTGATGATAACACTAATAATATTCCACAACTATCATTTGCTGAAGAAGCTTCTGGAGGTGGTAATTCAGTTTACGCATCTAAGAACATTCAGTATGATGCTATAAGGACTAATATTGATGCAACAACTTTCGGACCTACAGATTTTGTTTCTCTCACATTAAGGAGTGTTACAGGTACATCTGTTGACGGTAATGAAGCATCATTTGTAGATGTTGGTTTTGAGAACATAGAACTCAATAGAGATAATCAGTTGTCATCAACAAGAATTATCGCTTCTAGAGTTAATGAACAGAATCAATTAGGTTCTTTGGATAGGAACAAATCACATACAATTACTGTTGAATTTGATAATGGTGGAGATGATTTCAACTCACCTACTATTCATCTTGAGGCTGCTTCTTCTTTACTCTATGAGAATAGAATTAATGCACCAATAACTAATTATCTAACTGATCCTAGGGTTAAGCAGAGATTTAATGATCCGCATTCTGCATACTATATGTCGAATCCAATCTATATTAAGAATCCTGCAACATCTATAAGAGTTATATTTGAAGCTCGTAGACCACCTACAACTGATTTTAGAGTTCTACATAGTACTTTAAGAGCAGATTCTAGTGAAGTTACACCTGGCTTTGAACTATTTCCTGGTTATGCCAACCTTTTAGATATAGATGGCGATGGTATTGGTGATCAAATTATTGATCCTAATAATAATAGCGGTTTACCCGACCAATTTATTCCACCTGACGCTACTACATACCGTGAGTACCAATACACGGTAGACAACCTCCCTAGTTTTACTGGATTCCAGATTAAGATAGTCTTTACAGGGACTGATCAATCTAAGCATCCTGTAATTAAAAACCTTAGAGCAATAGCAGTAGCATGACAAAATCATCTTTAATCCCAGTTGAAGGACATCCTAATTTTTGTAGAGATAAAAACACAGGAGCTATCGTTAATACTGATAGTTCCTCTTTCGCTGCTTACCACCAAAGAAACTCCCAAAAAAAGATGGAAAGATTAGAGATAGAGGAGATGAAGAACGACATCGCTGAGATGAAACAAATGATGAGGCAACTAATGTCAAAATTGTGAAATTCTATCTTCCCAAGAAAAAACCGTTTTACGCTGCCCTAAAGATTAATCGTTGGCCAGTGAATTGGTTTGATGACAAAAAAAAGTTAAGGGAAGAGAAAGAAAGAAAAAGACAAGAAAAAATTAAAAAATTATATCCAAAAACATGAGTAGAAATCCACACTCTGAATTCTTGAAATACCACGGTTTTACTGAGGTTGATGCACCAAGAAAAGAAGAAACTGACATGGCAGCATTAAAATCTGAAATGGCAGAAATAAAAATTACTATGCTTCAAGTGCTGCAGGAGTTGAGGAAACTAAATACATAATAGGATAATCCGAGTGTTGTTAACAGATGGCCGTCTACATTGCAAATCTACAAATAGATGCTGGTGTGGACTTTCAGCATGGTTTCAGCCTAGGTGATAGTGATACAGGAACATATTTGAACCTGAACAACTATACCGTTACTTCTCAAATGAGAAAATGGGCTGGATCAACTACATCTGTTTCCTTCGCAGCTACAGTTACCGACCCTGATCAAGGTCAACTCGAAGTTTCTTTGGGTTCGACTCAAACAGTTAATATTAAACCTGGCCGTTATGTTTATGATGTTATATTGAGTGACGCATCTGGTTACAAATATAAGGTCGTTGAGGGAATGATCCTAGTTAGAGTAGGAGTCACAAGGTAACCATGCCATCTCTCAGAATAGGTACAGGCAATCAAGTAAAAGTAATCGCCAGTGGATCTCTTGGTGGAGGTTCTGGTGGTCGCTTGTCTTTACTGTCTGATGTTAACTCAAGTAATCTTCAAGACGGAAGTTTGCTTGTATATGATGCTGCGACAAGTAATTTCGTAGCGACTAAGAATTTCCCTGCAGCAATCATTGATGGAGGTATCTACTAGTGTCAGCTACCCTATTACTAAAACGAACTCTAGGAACTTCACCTCCTAATATTGCACCAGTCGGTACAGGTGTATCTTTTGGTGAACTTGTTTATACTTACGATACCAGTGATGTTGGTGCTGGTAAATCCTATAAGAAATTATATATTGGTAACCCTGCTGGTCCTACAGCAACTCCGATTGTAATCGGTGGTGAATATTATACTAGTCTAATACCAGAAAGTCCTGCCAATTATGGTAATAGGGAGGCAAACAAAGCACTTATCTTAGATTCAAATGCTAAGGTAAAATCTTGGTCTGTAGTAACTGATTTCCATAACGCTGGTGTTGGTACTAACCAAGGAGATTTTTATGTCGGTGGTAACTTAAATGTTACTGGAGATTTAGTATATGATGAAGTAACTGGTAGAAATATTAATATAACAGGTATTGGCACCATTGCCACTATCTTCAATACTAAAGCAACCATTGTTGATGGTTCAATTAATAATCTGTTTACTGTATCAGGACTTGTTACCACTCTGACAGGTACAAGTGCTAATTACACTCAGGTCAATGTAGGACATGCTCTTACTGCTAATAATGTAGAAATTACTGGTATAACTACACTTACCAATAATCTTGATTTCTCTAGAAATTTAATTAAGATTGGTCGTGAGACTGCATCTGGTATTAGTAGTGCTGATGGATCAATATTCATTGGTGACTATGCTGGTACTGGTATGGGTCAATCGACTTCTAATAGAAGAAACATAGCGATTGGTGCCAGTGCATTACAATTTGGTGGTGTTGGAAATAATGCTGATGAATTAGAATCTAATATTGTTATGGGTAACTTTGCAGGTTATAGACTGCAAGGTACTAAAAACTTAATGGTTGGTGATAAAGTAGGTTTTGCTTTATCATCTAGTGGTAACGATGAAAACATTGCTTTGGGTAATCAGGCAATGTATGGTGACACTTTCCCTGTTGTGGATGGTGTTACTTTAAGTATTTCAGTTGGTCAACAAACTGCTATTGCTAATCACGACGAGTCTACTGATGTAACAGAAACAAGTGGATCTGGTCAAGGGTTGATAGTAAGACTTCAAACTGGTGGTACTGGTTTAGTTACACTAATTGAGGTAGTATCGCCAGGCGACGGATATGTTTTAGGTGACACATTTACTATACCATTTGGATTCCAAACTCTTACTGGTTCTGTTACTAGTATCAATGGTCGTTTCCTAAGTGGTGGTACTGGTGCTAGGCAACAAAGTAAAAACATTGCTATAGGTCCATATTCATTATACAGTGTAGATGGTAGTAGAAATATTGCGATTGGTTATTCTGCAGGAGATACTACAACTGGTAGTGGTAATATTATAATTGGATATGAACGAGATGTTGCGATTGCTAATAGTGATAATCAACTTACTATTGGTAGTTCACTTATCAACTGGATTGATGGTAATCAACTAGGTTATGTTGGAATAGGAACTACAAGACCATTTGGATTACTCGATGCTGGTGGTGTATTCATTGTAGATAAAGGAACAGGTAATACTGTTATTTCTGGTGTTACAACTGTACCAACTCTTGATGTAGATAATCTTGGTATAGAGGATATCAAAGTTACTGCTGGTTTAGCAACTGACTTTGCAATTACAAATGCTAAGATTCAGTCTGGTATCATCACAGATACTGTTGGTACTGCTGCGACAATTACTAATGTAGATTTTGTAAATGCAGATATTTTAGCAGCTAAGATAACCGCAGGTATCGTAACAGATATAGTTGGTACTGCTGCTACAATCACAACTTTTGATACTGAAACTGCTGATCTTAAAGATGTTAAAATTACAACTGGATTAGTAACATCCTTAGTTGGCACATACGCAACTATTACTACATTCGATGCTGATGATGCAGATATTAATGTACTAAAAACTGTAACTGGTGTTGTAACATCTCTTACTGGTTTTGGTGTAACTTACAATACAGCAGACTTTGAGTTTGTTGATGCTTCCGATATTAAGATTACAACTGGTCTAGTAACATCTTTAGTTGGTACATATGTAACCTTCCAAGATGCTGACTTCCAAGATGATGTTCGTGTTGGTGGTGCTCTTACTGTTGTAGGAGATCTTACTGTTCAGGGTAATACAAGTTTTGTTCAAAGTTCTGTAATTCAAGTTACTGATAAGAATATTGAACTAGGTTTTAGTTCAACAGGTAGTCATGCTAACGCTACTGCAGATAATGGTGGTGTAATTCTTAAAGGAACTACAGATAAAACTATACTTTACAATCAAGCAAGAGAAGCATGGGAATCTAATCTTAAGTGGAATCCAGATGTTGATGGTACTCTTGATATTGGTGAACCTGCTGTACAGTGGAGAGATATTTACATTAACGGTACTGCACATTTAGATGCTGCAGATATCTTAGATGCTAAAATTACTGCTGGTATTATTACAAGTCAGGTTGGTACCTATGCAACTATTGGCACCGTTGACATTGAGACTCTCGATGCTAAAGATGTAAACATCACTGGTCTTGCTGTAACAGATATAGTTGGTACTGCTGCAACAATTACCACAATCGATGCAACAGATGGAGATATAGTTAATGCTAAAATTACTGCTGGTGTTGTTACATCATTAGTCGGTACTTACTCTACAATTGGTGATGTAGATGTCACTTATGATATTAGAGTTGGTGGAGCACTAACAATTACTGGTGATATTGATGCAAACGGAGACTTAGATGTAGACGGACATGCAGAGTTAGATCAATTAAGAGTATCAGGTGTTGGTACAATACCAACTTTTGACACAGAGACTGCAGATCTTAAAGATGTTAAAATTACTGCTGGTATCATTACTGATATCGTTGGTACTGCTGCTACAATCACAACAATTGATGCGACAGAAGGTGACATAGTTAATGCCAAAATTACTGCTGGTGTTGTTACATCATTGGTTGGTACTTATGCTACTGTTACAACTGCACATGTTACAAATCTAAGTGCTGATAGTTTATCCTTGACTGGATTAGCAGTTACCGATGTAGTTGTTGCTACTGCAGCAACCTTCACAGGTGTTATTGATGTTAACGATGCTGATGTTGTAAATGCTAAGATAACAGCAGGTATTATAACATCACTAGTAGGCACTTATGCAACTATCACAACTCTTGATGTAGAGACATTAGATGCTCAAAATATAAACATTACTGGAGTTGCAGTAACAGATATTGTTGGTACTGCTGCTACAATTACAACGATTGATGCTAATAACTTTGATGCAGTCAATGCAAAAATAAACTCTGGTTATATAACTTCTCTATATGACTCTACAGGAGTTGTTGGTGTTAATACTCAACATATGTTGAGCACTAATGCTGCAGGAGAACTTGTATGGAAAGAACCTGCTCAGATTGGTATTGCAACAATCAATGCTAAGTTAGATACATGGTTTGTATCTACAAATGGTGTTGACGATGGTGATGCATCTCGTGGTAGAACAGCAGAGAGACCATTTAAAACAATTGCATATGCTCTATCACAGATTGCAAATGTTGGTGTTAATGATATTCTAAGTATTGCTGCTGGTGTTTATGAGGAAACATTCCCACTTACTGTTCCTGCTGGTTTAACAGTTAAGGGTGCTGGTCTTCGTGCTACTAAAATTATTCCTACTAATGCTACTAAGCAAAAAGATGCTTTCTTACTTAATGATAGATCTGTCATTGAGGATATTACCATTGCTGATATGTTCTTCAATACATCAGCAAATGAGGGTTATGCGTTCAAGTATGCACCAGGTATTGCACTTACTAGCAGATCACCTTATGTACAGCGTGTAACTGTATTCAACAAAGGTAGTAATGTTACTGCATCTGATCCATATGGTTATGCTTCTGCAGATGCTGCACCTTCTTCATACATCTCTGGTGGTGGTGCTTACTTAGATGGTTCTGAAGTAGCAGCAGGATCGCTTGAGGCAGCGATGCTATTCAACGAGGTTACATTTATTGTACCTAACAGTAAAGGTGTTGTATTAACCAACGGTTCTCGTTGTGAATATATTAATTGCTTTACTTACTTTGCTTCTGAAGCAATCAAGG